ATTTTGGATGCCATCCCCGAGATCGTGGCCATGCTCCCCGAGCTGATCACGGCCATTGTTGGCACGCTCCTGGCGCCCGAAACGCTCCAGATCATCAGCGAGGCGGGAATTGAGCTGCTTGTCGCCATCGTGCGCGACCTGCCGGCCATCATCGCCGCGGTCATCGAGGCCGTTGTCGAGCTGTTCGGCGCGATCATCGACTTCATGACAAGCCCCGACTCGCTCAAGGCCTTTGAGGAAGTCGGCGGGGAGCTGATCGATAAATTCAAGTCGGGCGTTACAACGGCGTGGGAAGATGTCAAGTCGACCGTAGGGCAGAAGCTTGCCGGCATCGTGTCGAGCTTCTCGGAGTCCTGGAATCAGGCGAAGACAACCACGATCGAAGCTTTCAACAACATCAAGAGCGAACTGACCAGCAAGATCGACTCGATCAAGTCCAACGTAACGACCAAATTCAACGCGATCAAGACAGCCATCATCACCCCGATTGAGAGCGCCAAATCGAAGGTCAAGGAAGTCATCGACAAGATCAAGGGCTTCTTCGATTTCCAGTGGTCGCTTCCGGCTCTTAAAATGCCCCACTTCACGGCGAGCGGCAAGTTCTCTCTTAACCCGATTCAGGTGCCGACCTTCTCAATTTCTTGGTACGACAAGGCAATGGAGAACGGCATGATCCTCAACGGCGCAACCATCTTCGGAGCCAAGGGCACCACCTTGCTCGGAGGCGGCGAGAGCGGCGCGGAGGCCGTCATCGGTGTCAACTCGCTTCGCGACATCATCACGCAGGCAGTGGCAAGCGCAGCGGGAGTCGGTGGAAATGAGTTTAACATCACCATCGTTCAGCGTGAAGGACAGAATGCCGAGCGTCTTGTCGATGTGATGCAGTCCCGAATTCAGGCCGATATCGGACGCAGAAAGGCAGTGTTTGCATGACGACTTTAACAGTAAATTGGACAAATCTGTGGGAGGCGTTTGGTGTGGTGTCGGATGCGACCGACACCTTCGCCGCCGCACAGCCGAGCGGTGAGATGATCCGCGTCCCCGGACGCATGGGCGACCTGATCATGGATGATGATGATTTCGAGAATAGGGAAGTGACCTATGAGTCATTCATCTACCGCGACATGAAGTCGAACGTGGCCGCCCTGTCTGCCTTCCTCGCCTCTCTGAAGGGCTATGCGAGGATTGAAGACTCGGCGCATCCTTCCCTGTTCCGGCTCGGTCGATTCAATGGCGGCTTTGCCCCATCGATCGGCGGAAACTTCCACGCGGCTTCCTTTGACCTCAATTTCAACTGTAAACCCCAAAAGTTTTTGAAGAGCGGAGAGAGCGCGGTTGCGTTCAACGCCTCCGGCACGATCGCCAATCCCACGAGATTCGCAAGCAGGCCGCTTGTCACTGTATTTGGAAGCGGTTCGGTCACGATCGGCGGCATTACCATCACGATCGACACCGAGCAGACGCAGATCACGATCGATTGCGAAACAGGGGACGCATACAACGGAGCCATCAACTGCAATGCGGATGTGAGCTTTTCCTCTCTGGATCTTCCGAAGATCCCGGCAGGCGAGTCTAACATCACGCTTGATGGGGTGACATCCGTGAGCATCATTCCGAGGTGGTACACCATATGATTCCTATTCTTTACGCGCCGACTGAAACGGCCTTTGAGAGCAACGGCATCGGCAGGCTTGCAGATGCGGATCGGTGCCTCATCACCGAGAACCGCAATGGAATGTATGAGCTTGAAATGACCTACCCCATCGATGGCATTCATTTCTCAGACATTGCCCTTGGCATGTACATTGCCGTCAAGCCTTCGCGCTATGGGTCGGTTCAGCCTTTCGAAATCTACAAGATCAGCAAGCCGATCGATGGCATGGTGACGATCAACGCACAGCACATCTCCTATCGGCTGTCGAAAATTCCGGTGATGCCTTTCACGGCCGAGACGATCGGGAGCGCGATGCAGGGGCTTGTCACGTATTCAGCGGAGGCGAATCCCTTCACGTTTTGGACGGATAAGGGCACATCGGCGACATATAGCCAGTCCATCCCCATGTCCTGCCGCGAGTGCATCGGCGGCACCGAGGGATCGCTGTTGGACATCTATGGCGGCGAGTTGGAATGGGACAAATGGACGGTCAAGCTGTGGAGTCAGCGCGGCTCCGATAAGGGCTACATGATCCGCTATGGGGTCAACCTTGTCACCTTGGAGCAAGAGGAGAGCATCGAGAACACCATCACAGGCATCTGCCCATTTTGGCGCGGCTCGGACGATGGTGTCGATGTCACGATCACCCTGCCGGAGAAGGTCGTGGATTCCTCCTATGCATCCGCGTATCCCTATAAGCGAACTGTTGTGGTCGACATGACGGAGCAATTCCAAACTCAACCGACCGAGGAGCAATTAAGAGGCGCGGCGCAGTCGTACATTCAACGGAACAGGATCGGTGTGCCCAGTGTTAACCTCACTCTGAGTTTCGTGAACCTGCCCGACACTGTGGATTATAAGGACAGCGCAACGATGGAGAACATCTCGCTCTGTGATACGGTCTCGGTTGAATTCGAGAAGCTCGGAGTGAGTGCCAAGGCGGAAGTGATAACAACCGTATGGGACGCACTCCGCGACCGATATGATTCGATCGAGGTCGGAGATGCGAAGACAACGCTCGCGGACACGATTGTCGAAATCGATGACACCGCATCGAGCATCACCCAGAATGTCACCTCGACCATCGTCTCCCAGATCGCGGCGGCCACAGCGGCGATCACTGGCGCGCGCAATGGCTATGTGCGGTCAATCTATGATGCCGATGGCAATTGGTCGGAGATCGTCATCATGGACACGAATGACATCTCAACGGCGACCAATGTGTGGCGATGGAATTCGGGCGGCCTTGGTTATTCCTCGACCGGATACAATGGAACGTATTCGACCGCCATCACCTCATCGGGGCAGATTGTCGCCGATTTCGTCTCGACTGGCACCATGTCAGCCGATCGGATCGTCAGCAATGGCAAGGCGCTGACAGCCGTCATCGAGTTGGTTGATGAGACTGTGTCGAGAGTGGACAGCAACGAGGATGCCATCGGGACGATGACAAAATGGTTCCGCTTCTCTTCGGAGGGCTTCAGCATCTCCGAGGAAGGCTCCGCCTTGTCTACATTGTTTACCAACGAGGACATCGAATTCTTGGACAATGGTGTTGTGGTCTCTTATGTCAGCGGACAGCGCATGTATATTCGTGTCGTTGAATTTATCGACAAATCGCTTTGGCGGCACGGCGAGAATGGCACAGTTGTTGTGTCGGCGAGCGTCACCGAATCCGGTTGGTGGGTGCTAAAAGGAGAGGAAGAATAACCAATGGCAACAGGAATCTCGACAAGCCTCGGCTCGGTGCTCATTCACGGATACACCGCCGCAGGCGTTTATTATGAGCCATACCTCACAGAAACCTACGACATCGCGAGCAACACCTCGACCCTCTCCATCGCGCATCGAATCCGCATAATGGAAGAGTGGGGCGGTCGCTATGACATCCCGAACTCAACGCCCATCTACATCACCATTGACGGCACGACAACGACCTTCTCGCCGGGAAACTACGGAAGCGTATACCCGACCAACCAACCTGTCACGGTAGCGACCACAAAGCAAACTGTGACGCACAACTCGGACGGAAAGAAAACCATCTCGATAAGTTGCCGATGGAATAATACCTCGGCACAGTATCAGGGCGCGACAGCCTCGAAGTCGGTCACGCTGACCACGATACCGAGAGCGTCCTCGATGTCATTCACGAAGAGTCAGACGATGGGGACGGCCTACACCTTCACGATCAGCCGCGCGTCGAGTAGCTTCACCCACACGATCACATGGTCGTTCGGCGGCACCTCTGGCACGGCAATCAGCAAGACATCGAGCACGACTCCGAGCTACACACCGCCAATCGCGACCTTCGCGCCCCTGTGCACCAAAGCAACGAGCGCAACCATTGTCTATACATTAAACACCTATTCAGGCAAAGAGCTTGTCGGCTCCAAGTCATACAGCGGTACCGAAGCCGCGACCCTTGCGGTTCCGTCCTCGGTAGTGCCGTCTGTGAGCTTGTCGGTTTCAGCCGTCAACCCCTTCAATTCCTTGTATCTGCAAGGCCGTTCGAGCGTCAAGCTGACCGCAACAGGCTCGGTGTCTTCGGCCTATGGCGCAACGATAAGCTCCTACAGCTTTCAGGTGCTCAACGCATCCTCGACCGCCATCTCGTCAGGAAGCACCTCGACATCGGAGACATCTGCGACCCACACAAGCGTCTTGCTGACAGGATCAGGCAAACACACCTGCAGGGTCACTATAACCGACTCGCGAGGCCGAACCGCGACAGCCACACGGACTATCAGCGTCACGGCCTACTCAAAGCCCGTTTGGGGTCAGGTCACCTCTTACCGATGCAATTCGGCGGGCGAGAGCTCCAATGATGGCACCTATGTCGCCCTGATCGCGAATGTGTCCTATTCAGCGGTAAGCGGAAACAGCCTGAGCATTTCCTACCAATATAAAGCGGTATCGGCTTCGAGCTATGGGTCGTCCTATTCGATATCGAATGGACAGCTGACCATCGTTAGCTCGACAACCTTCTCGGCACAGTCGGCCTATCAGTTCAAGTTCACGGCAACCGACACAGTCGGCAACACCATCACGATCGAGACCTCTGTCTCATCCTCCTTGGTCGGTGTCGCCTTCCACAATGGGCATAAGGTTCTCGGCCTGCTGATGTATCCGCCGACAAATGAGCCTAACACGGTTTACATGCCGAAGGGCTACGCCTACGGCATTGACGGCTCCACCTTCTCCAAGCTGCTGACCGAGGACATCTTCGCGCACGGAGCGCAATATATTAAGTTGCCGGGCAACCTGCTCATACAATGGGGACGTGTCGGCGCCTATACGAGTGCCAAAAGGGACGACTTGACAGTATCCCTCCTTCAGCCTTTCGCTAATACCGACTATGTGGTCATCGCGTGCGGAGGTTGCACCTCTGAGCCATACAACTACGAGACTGGTGCTGTTATTTACTCAAAGACAACGACCACATTTGTCCTTCATAGATACAACGCAACCGCTCAGTGGCTTAATTATATGTACTGGCTTGCCGTGGGGGTGTACTGACATGGACTGGACATCAATCATCGTGGCGGTGGTCACCGCACTCGGAAGCTTCCTTGGCGTTTATTACGCCAATCGGAAAAGCTCCGAAAAGACCAAAGCACTGCTTGAATATCGGCTCAATTTGCTCGAGAAAAAGATGGACAAGCACAACCAAGTCATTGAAAGGGTGTACAACCTCGAAGAGCGTGCGGCGCTCGTAGAGGAAAGAATACGTGTGAGCAATCATCGTATTGATGATCTTGAAAATAAGAAAGGAGCATAACTATGATTGTTGGAACGAATCCACCCATCAGCATCACATGTTCGAACGCACGGTTTACAACCTATACGGACATTGTCGTGACCTTGTCGCAGGGCAGTGTTGAAATTGACTTAACGCCTGCTGTTGTCAGCGACACTGAACTGTCCGTCAGTCTGACGCAAGTACAGAGTTTGAAGCTGTCCGCACCGTCCGCCTATCCGCTTAAGGTGCAAGCCAACTGGTTGGATAATGGTGTGCGCTACGCAACCTACGTGACCATCGCTAACACATATGAACAGCTTTACGGTGAGGTGATCGGATGAACATCGAATTAGAAATGCCATCATATGAGATAGCCCAAATAACAGACCTGAGCGTAGCCTTAGAGCCTGTGCAGGAGAATGACTATGACTCTGTGTGGCCTGCGGGAGGCGGGAAGAATAAGGTCAATCCGAACGACCTCACTCCCGGATGGATTTATGGAGGCACTGGCGCAATTTACCCGCAGGGCTCAATACAGTTAGAATATACCTCCGATTTCATTGAAATTCCAAGCGGAACAACATATGTCACATGTGGGTACGATAACTATGGAACGAATATTTCTGACAGATGGGCTTCGGTTGGTCTGTACGATGAGAACAAGGATTTCGTAGTCAGGCAGAATGGAACGTGGGTATCTTCAACAAGCGGACTTGCGACATACAATATTTCAAACAATACAACAGCCAAATATGTCAGATTCTGCACCAGAACATACGGACACGGTACAGAATACATCTACGGTGCTTTCGGTCAGTATAGTGCGTTCAGCCCCTACTCCAACATCTGCCCCATCACAGGGCATAGCGAGGTTAAGGTGTACAACGGCGCAGTCTACGGCACGGCAGATGATACCTACACCATCTCCCTCGGTGGCACGTACTACGGCGGTACGCTTGATGTGCTGACTGGTGTGCTGACGGTGGAGTGGGAGAACATCGACAGCTATGCAGGAGAGACGCTTCCCGGCGAGTGGATATCCGACAGGGATGTCTACGCTTCTGGCACGACTCCGACCACGGGGGCGCAAGTCGTTTATAAACTCGCCACTCCCACAACCGTCCAACTGACAGCGCACGAGGTCGAGACGCTCACAGGCATTAACAACGTGTGGAGCGATTCGGGAGATGTTACCGTCACGATATCCGGCACTACGCAGACTGGTGATGTGGTTACGGTTACTGCATTGCCACAGCACAAGATTCAGCTTTTTATGCCTTAAGAAAGGAGCAAACCTATGAGTGACAAAATGTACGACAGAATTAAGGCCATCGCGCTTCTGATCGTTCCGATGCTGACCTTGGCAACGACCTTGGTTAACATTTGGGGCGTTCCACACGCCGACCTATGGGCGGCGACCTTCGCCGCGCTCGATGTATTTGTCGGCGCGGTCGTGACAGTGGCTAAGCAGATTTACGAACGGAAGGAGAAAACCGATGAGCAACAGTAAGTATGTCGAATACACCCGCCTGTCTCCCAACTGTTCCGAGAGAACCGCGCCGATCTCAAAGATCACGATCCACCACATGGCGGTGGTTAACGGTAGCTTGGAGGGCGTGGGGGCGAGATTCGCTGATCCCAACTCTTACGCGAGCGCGAATTACGGAATTGACAGCGATGGCAAGGTCGCGCTCTATGTCGATGAGTCAAAGCGCAGCTGGTGCTCCTCAAGCTCGCAGAACGATAACGTAA